TCAGCAAGACACTATTAGACGAACTTCAGCTTCGCGCCTCACCACCAGTCCCGGCAGTACATTCGCTCCGCCATACACCCAGCGCCGCAGTTCCTTGGCCGCGCCCGACCAGTTGCGCTGGTTGATTCGCCGACGCAGCGTCGATGTCTGCAATCGCCCAGCACCAAGGTTGAATGTGAAATCCACGATTGCTGCGAGCCGTCCTTCGGATTCAGTGGCCAGCACCGGGCAGTAGCGCAGCGTGGCGGCAAGAGCCGATTGGAGGTCGCGCGCCAGATAAACCTCGGCTTCTGCCTCCGTGATCGGCGGGTGCTTGGAGTCGCAGAGATGGCCGTACCCAATCGTCCAAAAGCCTGCGGGGCAGATGTAGGGGACGGCGGTGATCTCGATGCCACGCTTCACCCTGCGCTCGAATCCCTCGAAGCGCTTGGCCAGTTCGATGGCCGTCTGCGGTACCTCGATCACGGTCGCACCCGGTCGAACACGCGCCCGAGGAACCAGAAGTTCAGCACCCCGGCCCACAGGGCTTGGTCGGCTTCGGTCCAAGCATGGACGATGGCGACGCCCCAGTCGGCGCCGCCTTCGATGGCAGCCACGAAGGCGGCCGTCTTGGCGGCGCAGTACAGCGCCATGAACCAGTAGGTGATGACTGGGCGGACGCTGGAACTCAGAGCATCGGCCCAGTGGACGCCGGTTTTCTCACCCTGGGTGCGAACGGCTTCACGCAGCGTTTCGATTGCCCCCACGTTCCATGCCGCATCGGCACCGGTACCGATTTCGTCCATGCGTTGAGCGCCGCGCAGCTTCTCGAACTCGAGCGCCTTGTATTGCATCGCCAGTTCGTGGCCGCGTTCGCCCTTCCGGTCGAGCCACTTGAGGAGTTCGGGGGCGAGGCGGAAAGCACCGCCGAGCAGACCACCAAGCAGTGTCTCGATCATTGGGCACCTCCGAACACCTTGAGCTTGATGAGCGCGCCTGCTACCAAAGCCAGCAGGAATCCGGTGGTGACCATCTTGATGACGGTCTGCCACGCGGTGTGCTTGGCGGTGTTGAAGGCATCGAGGAGTCCGCGCAGTTCGCGGATGTCGTGGGCGGCGTCGTCACCGTCCAGGCCAACATCGGCCAGGGCACGTTTGGCGCCGCGTTCGGCGGCGCGATCCAGAAGGTCTTCGAAGTCCTCCTTGCGCAGGAGGAGCATGTTGTCGACCAGTGCGGGTTGTTGTGGGTCAGTCATAAGGCAGGCTCCAGAAATGCAAAACCCGCCACTCGGGCGGGTTTTCGGGGTTCCGGGGAAAGCGATCAGATGGCGATGCCGGGACTCCAGCCGGTGGCCTTGTAGGCCGAGAGCACTGCCTCGTCCTCGACGAAGCAGAGCCAACCGACTTTAGGGATGTGGTATTCCCAGACGCCCGCGATGCGCGCCGCGATCTGATCGGTCTTGCCGCTCCAGACGCCGGTTGCGCCAGCGGGAATGAGGTAACGGTCGCCGTTAACCGGGCTGGCAGGTGGTGTGGCCAGATCGCGGTCTTTGACCGACAGGCTGACGACGGCGCCCAGCCGCTTCAGGTTGGCATCCATGCCGGCGCCCCAGCCGCTTTCGCCGAGCGTCCAGCCGTAGTTGAGTCCCAGGTTCGGGTCAGTGATTGCGGGCATCAGATGCCTCCGTAGTATTTGTCGTAGGAAAGTCCGTAGCCGGCGCGCTCGAAGGCGATCGAGTGTTTCTGCTGGCTGATCACGCCGGAGCGGTTGGATTCGAGCTCGATTCGCAGCGCAGCATTGGGTCGGCCAAGACCGGAATCGGCGGTGTCGTCGGCCAGGGTGTAGGTCTGGCTGGTGCCGGTCAGACCGCTGTAGGTACGCCGCAGGCTGCCCGCTTCCCCGTAGATGCGCAGCGTGTAGGTCACGCCAGCCTCCGGGCCGATGTTGCCGTTGGTCTGGGACACCAGGCTCACCGTCTGGCTCAGCCGGTCCCTGTGCGCCCAGGAGATGACCAGGTCACCCTTGGCGACTGCCGGGTAGGCCACGTTGTTTATCTTGACGTTGCCGGGCGGATACGGGCGATTCTGGCGGCGGTTCATCGCGAGGGAATCGGTGGGAGCCGATGCCAGCGCCAGCGTGCCTTTTCCGGTCACGGTGAGCAGACGAGCATTGACCGTTTCCCCAGCGGCGTATTCGGTCGGGTCAATGCCTTGCGCGCCATCGGCAAACCAGATCCGGCTGCCTATCGCGTGGCTGACCGGCACGGTATCCATCACGCCACGGGTCAGCGTCAGGCTTTGAGTGGTCGTGTTGATCGCGGTGACCAGGACGACTTCGTCGTTGATGTAGGCATAGGTCCCGGTGGCGACCAGATCGATGTCGAGCTCGCCACTGTAGGTGGCCGTGCTGGTCACCTCTTGCGCGAGGCTGGAAGCCAACACCGCCGTGGGGCAGAACTCGCCCTGGCCGCGCTGGTTGTAGGTCGATGCCGAACTCGTCTTGCTGTACAGGTCGTAGTTCATGGCGCCCGGTACTGGGCGCCCGCCCAGGGTCTGCAGGAAGCAGTCGGTGGGATCGAGGTAGGCCAGCTCCGCTGCGGACAGTGCGCGGGCAACGTCCCAGTACGGGGCTTCGACCAGACGTCGGGGTGTGGTCGCCGTCGGCGCGGGAACCGGATCGGTCCATCCCGTGGGCTGTGAGGCGGTGTAGGCCGCCGAGGGCAGTCCGAACACATCCTCGACCGCGTCGATGCTGATGGCGCCGTTGGTGAGTGAGCCGCCATCGACGCCTGCAATCCGCATCACCAGACCGGCGATCCCGAGCGCCGGCCACTCCAGCTTGAACACATCACCTGGATAGAGATTCCAGGCTGCGCGGTTCACCTTCAAGCGGACCTTGGCAAGCGGCGTGGAGACGACGGCCAGATCGCGCATGGCGACCCGGGCAGCAAGGTTGTCCGAGGTAATGCCGGGGTAGCGCCGTGTCTGCGATACCACGGCACCCTGCGCCTGGATGTTGGCCAGATCCTGGACCGCGATGCTGGTCTCTTTGAAGGTGTCTGGCTTGGTGTAGATGAGCACGATCTCGTTGGTCGTCTCACCCCACGCAGCCCGCTGAAAGCTTTCCAGCTCGATGATGTTGTCCGGGTTCAGAACGGGGAGCGTCGAGACGGTGTAGTCCGCGCGCACCAGCTTCAGGACGAAGCGCCCGGTCGACGGCGAGGTCGTGAGCACGCCGCCGATGTGATCCATGATCTCCTTGATGAACTGCTCGATCTTGCTCTGCTGCAGCCAGATCATGTTCAGGCCGAACCCTTCGGTGTAGAGCACATCAGCCGTCGCACGAAACGAAGCGTCATCGATGCTGGCCGTCGGATAACCCATTCCCCAAGCGGCGTTTGTCAGGCACTCGTAGACGATGTGCGCGGGGTTGGCGGCGCCGCTGATCTCTGACTTTGCGGAGTACCAGTCGCGGAAGCAGCGCTTCACGCGCACCGCCCAGGGCTTCATGTAGGGGTTGTTCGCGGCGATGTACACCTGCCGCAGAATCAAGCTCAAAATCCCGCGATAGGCAGGCTGTGGCGAGCCGATCTTCGAGACGAGGTAATCATTCGGTATCTGTGCCGCCTGGCCAAACGCGGCATCGATGGCGCCGGAGACACCGCCTTCGCGCTTCTCGCCACCGAACAGCTCCGGCATGTTCACCGTGATCCGTCCACTGGCCGTGAGATTGCCGCTCCAGGCCTGGCGCTCGCCGACCTGGATCTCGGTGATGGCATCGACCGGCCCGTGGCAGATGGCGAGGTGCATCCCCAGGTAGTAGCGGTAACCGACCGTCTGCGATTTGCTGCTACCGCCCATCGTTCACCTCGGAGGCGATGCGTTCTCGGGCGGCGGCGACTACGTCCTCGGCCATGCTGTCCCCGGTTGCCAGCAACATGGGCGCTGGCAGCCCCTGGTCGATGAACAGGCTCCAGTCGAGCTGGTGGCGCGCGAACCACTCCCGCGCGCCACGATTGCAATAGCCCAGGCGACGCATGTCGCCATGGGTCACCAGAATGTCGGTCATTTCTTTCCACCTTTGGATTTGATCGGCGTGGTACGCAGATCGCCGTACCACACCACGTTGGCGCTCTTCACCAGCACGGTGCCGAACACGACCGGCACGGGACGGCCTTCATCGGCGGTCGGCGCATCGAAGTCTTTGAGTTCTGCGGCCTGGGGCTGTGGTGTCTTAGGTTGCAACGCGTACTGAATCAGTACGCTGACGATCAGAACGGCGATGGCTGCCCACATGGGAATCCCTCGGCTAATTGGTCTCAGTAAATCGGGCTGCCACCGAAGGGATTCTTGGTCGGAATGAACGGGAATCCGCCGAAGTTGGCGCTGTTGCCGAACTTCGCGTGGCAGGTGTTCAAAGTTCGATCACAGCCGGGGTACAGATAGATGGCATCGCCAATGGCGAGTCCCGGTGGCACGGCCGACAAGGTGATGGCATCGGCGTTGTGGCCGACGATCATGCGTTTTTCGGTGATGCCGTTGGCTGCCCAGGTCGCGTAGCCGCCCGCAAAGTGCCCGACGGCGTACCCTGCAGCGGCCGGAACACTCAGCAAGGTGCCGGCAATCGAGGTGACCGTCCCAGCGACCCGAAACACGACGGCGCTCGCCCCGCACGCCGTTCCGTAGAGCACATGCGGGCAGTTGCGTTGATACAGCCGCCGCAGGCCGATGCGCTGCAGGCTGGTGTAAACCGGTTCGCAGTTGAGCTCGACGACCGATTCACGCCATTCCGCGTTGAGCACGCGCCCCATCCACACCGCGACGGTTTCGCCATCACCGCGATGTTGCCGGTACAGCGTGAGCAAGGTGACTTCGGACGGCGGTGTCGAGATGAATCCCTGGGCAACCTCGACATCGCGCGCAAAGGTGATGCGCAGTCCCGCCTTGCCGATCTCCGTGGTTTGTTCGATGCTGCCGCGACTGATCGGCACTGCGCTGTAGCTGTAGGTCGCATACGTCGCATCCTGCGCGGCGCTGGTGTAACGCCAGGTTTCACCGCCTCGGCGAAACTCGTACAACTCCACTGGACTGCTGGCGTCCGTAGATGCTTCTCGGCTGGCGTAGGTCATGTGTCATCCCGAATGCTTCTGACGGAGATGGACACCTCCGCCATATCGTCAGTGTGGTGAGCGAGTTCGATGGCATCGCTGTCCAGGCGCACCAGCTTCATGAACGACACATGGCGGATCTGCTCGGGCAGCAGTGCCGCGCCCACCACGCTGTCGATGGCGATGCTTTCAGTGCTGGGTGTAAGAGCTGTGGCGCCCGTGATGCGCCGGTAGTAGCGGCTGCCGGACGTGGTGGCAATCAGGATGTCGCGCCGCCCAACGGCGGCCGGCACGTTGGCGGCGTAGGCGCGGTTCTCCACGGTGATGGCCGAGTCGAAGGCGCCGATGGGGCTAACTACCTTCAGGTCGGACTGGAAGCTGGGCATCCAGAACGGCGTCAGTCGGCCGGCGCGAGCGGCCAGCCAGGACCGGAACGACGCGATCGCGGCGCGTCCGCTGATCAGCCAGCGATGCGTCCGGCGCACGGTGCCAATCCCTGACAGGTCATCGATGGCGCGTCGGCCCGTCAGAAAATCCAGCTCGTTGAGCTTGCGGGCGTAGTCGGTATCGACGTCCTCGGTCCAGTTGGTCGCGGTGAGCAGGACGGGGTAGCCACGGTAATCCAATGTCTCGGTGGCAGCGGGCAGCAACCACTCGTCCTCGAGCTGGAAGCGGACCGTGGCCCGGCCGATGGCATCGCTCAAGTAGGTCAGGCCGAGTTCGTTCTGCACCCGTGCAGGCTGGACAGGCAGGATCTTGGTGCCAACCGGCCAGGTCGAATCCAGCGGGCTCTTGATGGTCAGCGACGTGGGCAGGACCGCCGTGATCTCGGCGAACTCGGATTCCGTTGCCAGAACCAGTCCCACCAAGCCGCCGACGGCAAAGTCTCGAAGCGCAGTCGTCACGGCAATGGACGTCGCGCCGGCAGGAATGGGGTTTGCTGCAAGCGCGACATCAGTCCAAAGCGGCAAGCCAAACACCCGTGCCTGCCAGGACAGCAGCAGGTTCTCCATCTTCACGCGCTCGGTGTCCGAGCCGACCAGAGCGCTGTACTCGAAGCTGCGCCTGGCCCCAGCACGTAAGCGCACGCGCTGCTCAAAACCAGCATGAGACTCCATCACATCGGTGAGCCATTCCAGCCGTTCGACAACTGGCTGTACCCAGTTCGGCGCAAAGATCCAACCGACGATGCGACGCCCGGTCGCCTGCAAGGTGGAACTGTCGAGGGCAAACGCGAAAACGAACGTCGCGTTCACAGTAGGCGGCCCATTCGGCGTGACCGCGAGCGTATAGAGCCGCGATTCATTGGCGGCAAACACGGTCGGCGCCGGCGCTGGACCGGTCAGCGTCATGCCTTCCGCACCGGTGGCGGTGATCGAGGCCAGGTTGTTCGGTGTCAGCCTCGCATTCCAGACCTCGATCGTGCGGCTCTGCTCCGATGCCAGGCTGCCGAGGTTGATGCGCCCGGGCAGCAGGTGCACGCGGAAGTAGTAGTCCTCGAAGTAGCTCGGCACCCGCATGCCGGTCAGCGCCCGCTGCGCAGGCACCGAGATGTCGGCGGTGTAGCTCCGTGCGCCTCTCTCAGCTCGTGGCGTATCGCTGGCGGTGTACGGATAGATCGCGGCAACCTGATACCCGTCAGCGCTCAGGAGTGGGTTCAATGAGCCTGCCTGGGCGCGATCGAGCACCATGCCTGTCAGGACGGGCATGTCAAAGCTCTCGGTTGAGGTGAAGGTGGAGGATCAGGGGCCGTCGTAGCGGACGGCCATCGCGATCGTTCCCGAGTGGGTCGCGCCGTTGTAAGGCGACGCGGCTCGGCTCGCGGTGTTTTTTCGATACACCGGCGCAATGAACCAGCGCTCCGAGCCGAGCGTCAGGATCTGGCCGTCATCGATGTTGTCGTTGCGGGTCATCCGCAAATGCGGAAGCTCGGCGACGTGCGACCAGAAGCTGGAGGGCTGCGCCGCCATGATGTGGATGCGCGTCAGCACGGCCTCTCCGTTCCAGTTGTTCGGCTGGGTCAGCAGCAGCGTGGGAACCGAGATGGTGGCGCGGGCATTATTTGGATTCGCCGTGGAGACGCCCACGGGGTTGTTCCACCAGCCGTGTCCGTTGAAGTTCAGGTAGATCGAGCTGTTCTGGACACCAGTGGTGTCGTTGGATTGCCAGAACGGTGCGCCCGAGGTGTTGCCGCCACCGCTGCCTGTGCTGCCATTCGAGTCGATCGCCACACCGGCGCTGGTGCTGATGTCGGAGGTCGCAGTGCCCCAATGCCACACGGCGTTGCCGAGCACGCCAAAGCCGCGGGCCTGGCCGATCGCCAACCATTGCCACCACATCACCTGGTAGTTGACGGCCACGATGATGTCGTCCGGGGCCGTGTGCACGAAGATGTGGTAGGTCACCGGGTAGCTCAGCAGCGTGTTGCCCGCTTGCCCCAGCCGGTTGGTGATGCCGACCAGTTTAGCAGCCGGCGTGCTCAGGGTGGCGCCGGAGTAGCCAAGGGCGGCCTGCACCAGGAGGTTCAAGCCGCTGACCGTCAGGCGACCGTAGATATCGCCCTTGTAGAGCATGCTGTTGCCGGCGTCCCAGGACCAACCGTTGTCGGTTCCGGCAGTGACCACGGCATTGAGCAGATCGTTGGCGCTGTTAGCCAGTCCGGTGACGTAAGGCATCAGGAGAGCTCCAGCGCGATGTAGTCGCCAAACGACGTGCGGCCGACGTCCTGGATGACGACGTAGTTCTTGCCGTCGATGACGAGGGTGTTCTCGACGACGTTGTCGAAGCCGGTGATGTGGTAGATCCCGTCCAGAGCGCCGTAGATGTTTCCGGAGTCGTAGAGCATCACCGGATAGAGTGCGTAAGTGGTTTCCGCCGGTCGGCAGGCATTGGCCATCGTCGATTGGCCCCAGGGCGTGGCGAGCGGCGCCTTCCAGGTGCCGTCGTTGAAATGCATGCGCAGGTTGTTGCGATTGCCTTTCCACGGCATGGTGTGGGTCGTCTCGGAGTAGCGCGTGGCCGATGCGCTGGTCAGCATGCCGGCCGCGAATAGCGGCTGGGGGTATTGGCCCGGTGACGCATAGGGGAAGAACTTGCCCATGCCGAACGATTCGTAGACCGGGGTGCCGACCTTCATCGCCACATTCAGCCGCTGTCCGTTGACGGAGAGCCAGTAGTCGATGCGCTGGTTGTGCGCGGGCACACCAAGTACCGGCGAGATGCCCGGCTGGGTCAGGAACGAGTTGGCCGCGACATAGCCTTTCATGGTTGCCACCGCCAGGTTGTAGTAGTCCGCGTTGCTGTCCTGGTAGCAGTAGACCCCACAGAAGATCTGCTCGGTACCGGACAGGCCGGGTGCCATCATCAGCAGTTCGCGGTTCGTGATGGCGGTGTCGTAACGGAGGATGGTCCAGCCCTCGGCCAGGCAGACGTCGCGAATCGTTTCGAGCATCTGCTGGTGGGCGAGCATCATCGTGTTGTCGACGAAGCCGACGTAGGCAGTCATGTGTGTGGTCCTTGCTGGATCGGGTTTCTGTCAGCCCAGCACCTGCCGCACCGCGCCCGCGTTGCGCTGCAGGATGTTGAGAATGGTTTTTTCGCCCGAGGACGAGTTCAGGTAATCGGCGGCCATCGCCGGGTCGATGACGTTGACGATACGCACCGCTTGTCCTTGTGCCTGCTGGGGCGTTGCTTCCGGCACCAGACCACCGGCGGCAAAGGCCAGGGTGTGGCCGGAAACACGCGGCCCGGACGACAGGCCGTTGATGGAGTGCAGGAAATCCACGCCGACCCGTTTCACCGCAGCGGCATTCATGACGAATTCACCGGCGGAGAGACGCGCCGGGATCGAATCCGAGGTCGAAGTGCCAGGGCCAGTCACCAAGCCACCCGAGGCGAACTTCTTCGTATTCCCGAGCAGCCCCATCACCGCCGCGACCATGGCAACCATCGCCGCTATCGCAAGCGCCGGCCCCACATAGGGGATGGATGCTTGCGAAGCCGCCGCACCGGCGCCCGCCTTGGCGGCGTCCATCGAGACCACGGCAGTGGTTTCCGCCGATTTCTGCGCAACGGTCGTGGCGCTGGCCGCTGCATCCACGGCCTGTTCCTGCTGCACGAAGCCCAGCTTGAGCGCCAGCATCCGTGCCTGCATGGCGATCCACTGCTGGAAAGGCTGAATGACGATCTGCTGCAAGAAGGCGTCGGCCACTTGCTGGAAGATAGTGGCGATAGCGCTGCGCCAGGTTTGCGCACCGGTGATCATTCCGTTGAGGGCACCGCCAAAGCTCTCGCCGATGCGGTTCCACAGTGGAGCCATTTCATCGACGACCAGCTTGGTGCGTTCCAGTTCGTTGCGCCATGCCTGTACCCGAACGACCGCATCGGGGCCGATGGCTTGCGCCGCCTGCTGCATGGTCGGCAGCAGCCGCTCCATTTCGGTGGCCGATTGCTGCTGCAGGGTGACGATCTGCTGACGGGCCTGGGCCTCGGTCAGCAACCCCGCCTGCTGCTGCGTCTGAATGGCTTCTTGCGCATTGCGCAGTCGCTCGGTCACCAGCCGCCACTCGACTTCCAGCGCCGCCAGGTTGGCTTGCGCCGCTTTCACGTCGATCAGCCGATCGATCAGTGAAACGCCGTCGGCATCGCTCTCGGCCAACAGTCGGGCCCTCAAATCTCGGTAACCGCGCTCGATCGCGGCTCGACGGTCGGCGGCACTGGATTGCCCGGTGATCTGCGCCAGTTCCTCTCGGGCCTGGGTCAGCGCATCGGCCAATTCGCGCTCGGCATCGGCGGCCTTGCGCGCGTTCGCGACTTCGACATCCGCTCGTTTGTTGTTGAGCACGATGAGATCGGCCTCGATCTTCGCTACCTCGGCTTTGGCTTTGAGTCGCGCGCCCTCATCAGATCCCGATGTGGCGATACGCTGTTGCTCCACCAGCAAGGATCGCGTGCGGGCGATCTCGGCATCGATCTCGCGGGTTTCCAAGGCGCTCTTGGCGGCGTAGTAGTCCGCCAACGAGATCAAGCGCCCATCGAGCGCCTCGTCGAGGTCGCGTGATTGCCGATCCAGCGCATCTTTGAGCAGCTTCAGTTCGGCATCGGCCAGTGCCTTGGCCAACGCCAACCGGGTAGCCCCGTTGTCTCCGGAGGCCCTTCCTGGAGTGCGCAGACGATCGATCAAAGTGGGATCGGCAACGATCGCCGGCGCACGCACTTCGATCGGCTTCGGGTCGAACAGGCTGTCGCGGAAATCGGCGAGTTCGTCCAGGCGCTGAACCAGGCTGCCCTTGATTTCCGTGATAATGGCTTTCGCGCCGGACACGTTGCCCGACAGCGCCTCGACGGCGGCCGCCATGCCGGCCCCAATGGCTTCGCCCAGCGCCACGAAGGCCTTGCCGACGGTGACGGCACCCAGCGCCAGGGTTTTCAGGACCAGGACCACGCCGTCCAGGATGGCGCGCAGCGAACCGCCCTGTTTGGCCGACTCCACCATCCCATTGGCCATCTCGTTCATGGCCGGCAGGAAGGCTTCGATGACCCGGTTACCGATGCTGGAGATCGCCAGCCGCACCTTGGCGAGCGAGTCGTTGAACACCTCGGCCTGCACGGCGGTGTCGCCGCCAATCTGCACGCCCAGCGCCTGCAGTTCGGCAGTCAACGCTTCGACGCCATCCCGCCCCTGATTGAGGAAGGGAATGAGGTCGGCGCCCGACTTGCCGAATAGATCCACCGCAAGCGCCGTCTTTTCGGCACCGTCGGGCATCGCCTTGAAGCGGTCGGTCAGATCGAGCAGAACCTGATCCGTCGCGCGCAGCGTCCCATCCTGGTTTTGGATGGTGACGCCAATCGCAGCGAAACTACGCGCAGCCTCGTCCGATCCGGTCGCGGCATCCAGCATGCGGGTGGCGAGCTTGCGCAAACCACCTTCGAACTTCTCTCCCGAGACGCCGGCGAGATCCGCGACCGGGATCAGGGTGGACAGCGACTCGACGGTGATCCCGACCCGCTGCGACAGCTTGGACAGGGAGTCCGCCGAGTCGAGCGAGGCCTTGACCATTGCGCCGAGACCGGCTGCCGATACGGCCAGACCCAGCGTGCCGAGCAATCCATTGATGGATCGCGCGGCGTTGCCCAAATCGCCCAGATTGCGCTTGATCGAATCGAAGGCGCCACGGGTCTGGTCGACGGCTGTGATCAGGAGTTGGGCGCGGTTGTTGGCCATCAGGATTTCGTCAGTTCTTTTTGGATTGCGCTTGCCAAACGCGGCAGGGAGCGCTGCACGGCACCGGTCAGGTCCAGTCGCCGCTTGAGGGAAACGGACTTGACCAGCACGGCGATCGGGATCTCCTGGCCGCGTTTGATCTGTTTGGCTCCGGTGCGCCCACGCTCGGCCCGCTTGAAGCGGTTGAGTTGGGACGCGTTTTCACGGATGTTCTCGGCCATCAAGATGACCTTGCCGTTCTTCTCGACGAAAAAGGCATTGCCTGATCGCAGCAGACCATCGATGACGGCCTTGAACCGTTTTGGTCCGATTCGGCCCGGAAGCAGAGGGATCAGCAGATTGCCGGAGACCGTTCCGCCTTTTTCATGCAGCCCGAGCCAAGGGATCTTGCTGCCGATCAGCAAGGCCGGCAGACGATCGGTCTTCTTGTCCAGCACCTTGGCCTGCATCGAGGAGACGAAGCTGTTGCGCTTGACGTTGAAGGCGCCGCGCATCTGTGTGCGCGCTGCGTCGCGTACTTCGCGCCCACCCGATTGCATGCCGCGCTTCAGCGCCGCGCGAATGGCATCGCGACGCTCGGTGGACCAGGCATTGAATTGCCGGGCATCGAACAGCCCGGCAGTCGTCAGATCAATCCGCACGGTCCAACTCCCGCTGCAATCGTTCGATGGATCGCTTGTCGCCCTGGCAGGCCACAGCGGTCAGGCCCAGAAGCAGGCTCGCGTGCTCGCGATCCCGTTGTGTTTCCGCATCGAGGAACGCAGTCAGCTGTGCCAGCGTGTAGTCCAGGACATCCGGCAGTCGGTGTCCGGCGTGGATCAAACGGTGGATGGCGTGAGCCCAGCCAAGGGACCGCTCATTTGCGCGTTGATCCGGGCGGCGGCGTGCTGGATCGTCGGCACCACCCGCTGCACGAAAAAATCCGCATTCACCTCGAACAAGGTGGTGGCCAGACGTATGGCATCGTCCACCTCCAATGCCGCGACCCAGTCCTGGGGCTGGCGCGAGGCCACGGCGATTGCCGTAATCAGCGCTTCGCCGTGGTCGGCCAGCAGCTCGAGCCAGTCCGGCTCGCCGTCGACCAGTCGGTGAGCGAAGGGTCGAACCGCAGCGAGCAGCGCCGGGATTTCGCCGACGCGGATCGGTGTGATCGCCAATTCGACGCCCGCTATCTCCATGGATTGCGGGGTGGGAGGAAATGCATCGAAGTCGCTCATCACTCACCTCACAGCAGCACGATGCGGCCGAACTGGCCCAGGTCACCGGTCGCGGGTTTCAGCGTGTCGGCCAGTACCTGGCCCGACAGCTCGAACTTGAGCAGCTCGTCGGTGATGACCGAGAGCTCCTTGGCCGGATTGATCGCCACGCGGTAGAGATCGATCACGACTTCGCGGTTGCCATCCGCCGTGTTCAGACCCTCGAAGCGCACCCAACGCTCTGGCAGCGGCTGGGTGAACATCGCCGTGCTCTGTGCTGCGCCGTAGGCGTAGTCGACCTTGAATGGCTCGACGTAGGGCCCGCCGGTAGTCTTGTCGTTGATCGCCAGCGAACCGTGCTTGGCATTGAGGGTGTACTGAGCTGCCGGCAGTGTCTTGGGCGTGGCCGTGGAATCCTTGACTACGACCGTCGACACATTCTGCTTGGCCAGCAGGTAGAGGCTGCCCAGGGTGACGGGATTGGGCAGCGCTTCGGCGGTGACCGTGCCGCTGACCTGGTCGGTGGTCGTGCCGTACAACGCCAAACCCAGGTTGACCGCGATCAGCTCTTCCAGCGTGCAGGCGAACTCGCCCTTCTTGGTCTTGATCAGCTGCAGGTCGGTCAGACGCTGGCCACTGGTGGACTCCTGGTGCTCCAGGGTCTCCACCGAGAGAGAGACCTTGAGCTCGGGCACATTGCCCACGTAGTTCAAGCCCTGGGGCTTGCCGGTGATGTCGCGGGCGCCGATGTAAACGCGCCCCTGTCCAGAAAAGTAAGGCATGGTCAGTCTCCCTTGCGTGTGATGGGTTGCGATTTGCCGGTCGACTCTTGGAGTCCATCAGCGGCTTTGGCGACGCCAGCGCCGATCAGCCAACGTCCCGTGGCTTCGTCGATGTCCAGCACATCACCAGACGCCAAGCTGGTGCCGGCATGGGTATGGGGTTTCAGTAGTTCGATGTTCATCGTTGGGTTATCCAGTTCGGGTCAGATCAATTGCGTGGGTGCGGTAGCGGATCTCGTAGCGGGATGGCAACGCCACGGCTCCGGCGTCAGCGTCCTCCGGGTCCCACTCGCAATCGACTTCGCGGACGGCCAAAGCAAGGCCACCGAGATTGGTGTCGCTCATCAGCGCTGTGTGGGCAGCGACCACCGCCAGATCGGCTTGGTCGAAGGCATCGTCCCCACGGGCCACGGCTACCAAACGGACCATCAGCAATCGGTCGACGAGGTTGTTGGCATGCGCCGTGATGCTGTCGCCTTCGGCAAATACCAGCAGTGCGGGGCTGGCCTCTCGCGTCACCGGCACGGTCGGAAACCGTAGAACCGGGACAGGCGCCACCGCAGAAATCAGACGTGCGACGACCTCCCGCAAGATGCGCTCGCGGATGGAGTTCATGAACGGGAGTCCTCAGAGTCGAGAAAGTGAAGCGCGCTTTTCGCTGCCGTCGCCGATGCTGCGGATATCGCGGACGCGGTAATCGCTGCCACCGATGGCGACGGTGTCGCCTGCTGCCAGGCTCGGCAACGCCGAGGCTGGAAAATGCATGGTGTAGTCGGTGGACAGGGCGAGCCCATCGAGTACGGTTTCGTCTGGCGAGCGGAAGTCGACAGCGACGGTTTGACCATCGACTTCCGCATCCACCAGCAAGCCAGATCGTGCAGCGGCGTCGTAGAAATCCTCGATGCGCAGCATCACACCGTCAGCTTCACGAGCACACCGGGACGGTGGCACATGGGTAGCGGGTTGGACTGGGTATGCAGATCGGTACCCCGATCGAACTTGCGCGGCTCCTGCTTGGCATAGAGCGTCTGCCCGATGGTGTTGACCGTCTCGTTGAAGTCGGCCGGCGCGAAGTAAGTGCCAAAGGTATCCACCGTGCCCAGAGGGAAGGCATGCGCCTCGCCAGCCGCGATGAAGCGACGGGTGGTGCCAGACGGATCGGTCGCCTGTCCGCGATACTCCTCGAAGGTGATGCCGGCGTAGGTGAAGCCACGGCGCACGTCGTTGATCAGGATCGCGCCCTGCTGCCAGTTTTCGAAGGCCTTCTCGACCTTGGCATGACCGGTCAGCGCGGTGAAGAACTCGGGCGAGCACAGGCAGTGCACGCCGCTCATGAACTCGCCCTTGAGGTTGTCCTCGATCGCGGCCAGGGTCGCGAGGCATTTCGACTTCACATTGGTGCCGGCGTTGCCGAGGTCAAAAGCGATGGTCTGCGGCGTGATGTCGAACTCGTCGAACAGGTCGTACAGCACAGAGCCGTCGGCATCGAGAATGACACCCTTGAGCGCACCCATGCGCAGGTGTTCCAGCGTGATCGCATGCTTGTTGCGCATGGTCTCCAGGTGGCGTGCGATGACGCCTGCGACGGCTTCCGTTTCGGTCTCCGAGCCAAAGGCGCGGATGCCCTGAACTTCCTCGGGCAGGACGACATCGTCGTGCGGGATGTGCGGGATCACGAACGAGCGCAGGGTTCGCTTTCCTCGTACACCGACCGTGCCCGGCGCGCCCGGCGGCAGCGTGGGTAGCAGGTTCAACACGCCGTTCATCTCCTCGACGATGACCTGCCGCTGGCGCACCGGCTTGGCCGGCATCAGGCCCAGGTCCTCGATGCGGCCGTAGCGGTTGGGAAGAATGTTGATGGCCGCCGTGAGCGCTGCCATCGAGAACGCGGGATTGGTAAAGGGGTTCTGCATGGTGTGTCTCCTAGATCAGGCAGCGATTCGGACGAGGACACCACGCGCTTCGAGCTGAGCGATCGCGGTGGTCTTCTCGGTGGGGGTGATGGCGACCGGCCACACCAAGGCATGGCTGGCGACGATGGCGTGGCGGGTGATCAGCAGCGCGTCCTCGCGGTCGATCAGGGTCGCGTCCACATCGGCGGCGAGCACGCCAACTGCGTTCTCTGTGCCGTCGGTGGCAGCCGGGTCGAGTGCTTTCAGCTTGCCGGTCGTGCTGTCGCGGCCGACGATGGTGCCGAGCACCAGGTTCTGGCCGGCAGCGACCGTGGTCAGGTAGCGTGAATAAAGATTCGGCGCCTCGTACTTGAGGAGATCACCGAGGTTGTTGGTTTCCGAAATGGCAGGCATGGCTTACTCCTTCGTGGCGAGTTTTTTGACGGCGGCAACGACCGGGCTGCTCTCCGGTCGCATGGTGGTTCCCGCATCGGCGGTGATGCGCGAGGCAATCTCAGGTTGTTCGGCGCGAGCCTCGAGCAGTGCGCGGCGGACCTGAGCCTCGGTCATCCCGGAGGCAAGGAACTCCGCCGTGCGCTGCGGTGTACCGGCGATCAGGCAGACCTCGGCAATGGCTTGTGCCTCGATACGGCCGTTGGTGGTCGCACCGGTGATCAATGCGGCCAAGGGCGGTGCTGCGGGCTCTTGCGCTGGTGTATCTGCCGGGTCTGGCGTGATCTCCGTATCGGGGTCGTCCAGAGGGGACTGCTGTTCTTGATCGGTCATGGTCTGCTCCAAATGAGAGTGTTGATGGCTGGGAATCTGATGGTTGGCGTTCAGTGCCACGGGCGAGGCGCGGGCTTGTGGGCGGCGCTTCGCGGTATTGGCACTGGGTGTCGCCAGTCGGCGTTGGGCATCCAGCGCGTTGGAGAACTCGACCAAGACCTGGTCGAAACTCATCACGGCGTCGGCCAGTCCTGTGGCGACCGCCGCATCCCCGAAGATCAAGCCTGCTTCCGTCGCCTGCACGGCATCGCTGTCCAGACCGCGCATCCGCGCGACTTGGTCGACGAAGATCCCGTACAGCCGATCAACCTCCGACTGCAGGGTGGTGGCCGCTTGTGGCGACAGCGGTGCATGGGGAGAGAAGTCGTTCTTGTGGTGACCGGCGTAGATCGCCGTGTAGGCAACCCCGTCCTTGGCATCCTTGACGGACTGGTCGACGTGCAGGGCAATGACACCGATGGAGCCAACCCCAGCGGTTTGGGACAGGGTCAGGCGCGATGCAGCGGCCGCGATGGCGTAAGCCGCCGAGTACGCTGAGTCGTTGGCATGCGCCCAGACCGGCTTGATGTCGTTGACGGCGCGAATCCGTTCGGCCAGCTCGAACACGCCACCGGCCTCGCCGCCGGGGGAGTCGAGGTCGAGCAGGATGCCGTTGACCTGTGGGTCCGCGAGTGCCGCGTCGAGCCGTGCAGCGATCTCGCCATAGGAGGTCAGGCCGGAAGCCGCCTCCAGCCCCATTGCCCGTCGCACCAGGGTGCCGTGTACTGGGATGATCGCGATACCGAGCTGCCCAGCCGAGGCGCTGGCCTTTGGGGCGGGAAGCGGGACGGCGGCATCGATGTCCGGCAGTCCGATGCGCGGGCCGAGTACGGACAGGATCACATCCAGTTTCGAGCGCGCAATGAGGAGCGGCGTCCCGTAGAGACGGGACGCCAGGTGTACAAGCTGCATATCAGTTGTCCTGGGGTTCTTGCGCTGCAGACGGGGTGGCCGTTGCGATGGGCGCTTTGTCGTGGCGCGGGTCGGAATCGAAAACCAAGCCGAGCTCGTCGGCTCGTTGGTTGTCGGCCGCGATCTCGCGGTCGATGTCTTCGGCGTCGTAGCCGAAGGCCGAAATGGCTTCGGAGCGTGAAAGCAGTCCGGCGCGAATCGCAGTGAGCATCGCGTCGAACTCCTTCTTCGGGTCGACCCACTGCCAGCCCTGCGGAATCCACTTCACGGCGAGGTAGTCCCGTTTGTGATCGCTGAAGCCGGGCAGATCGAGTGCGCCTTCGAGCGCGGCTTGTTCCATCCATGCCCGCCAGATCGGTCGGCAGAGCTGATGAACGATCACGCCATGCTGGATGGCTTCACAGCGGCGGCGAAACTCCAGCAGGCCGGCCCGGATCGAGGAGTAATTCACCTGCGTGAGATCCCCGGTCAGCATCTCGTAGGTGATGCCCATTGCGGCCGCTACCGCCCGGAACTGCATGCGCAGGAACTCGGCGTAGCTGGCCCCGACGTCTGCCGGCTGGCTGAACTTGACGTCCTCTCCAGGCTCCAGGAGCTGCATGGTCCCGGGTTCCAGTCCGGCGAGGGACACGCCGTTGGCATCCGCCAGCCCTTCGCCCATGAGGTTGTCCTCGGGCGCCAGGCGGGTGATGAAGCCAGCGAACATTGCTGCCGTCTTCTTGCGAACCAGTTCGGCGTCGTCGTACTGATCCAGCTCATTGAGCTTGACCAGTGCCCGCGCCAACCAGGGCTCGCCCCGGATCTGGCCAGGGCGAAGCGGACGGAACAGGTGGATGATCTCGGAAGCTGGCACGCGCACGGTATCCATGCCGCCGGTGCCCGACATCGGCGCCAGCGTCCCGTCGCCGGGATGCGAGCGATACAGGTGGTAGGCGACGCGACGCCCGAGACGATCGAACTCGATGCCAGCCCGCACCACGTTGCCGGACGGAAGCTCAAGATTCATCGTCGTGGGCAGATGCTCGGGTTCCAGCACCTGAAGTTGCAGGCCGACTGCCAGACCATCTTCGGGTCGGCGATAGCGCAGTCGCACCAAGACTTCTCCGCCTTCCAGCATGGCCCGGCAGGCAAGTGCCTGCAGACCGTAGAAGTCGGTCACGCCAGCCGCGTCCGCATCGCTGCACCAGTCCCACCAGAGGGCGTGAATGGATTCGCGCAGCGCGTTGTCCGCAAGCATCGACTGCGGCTTGATGCCGGTGCCGATCGCGTTGGCGACGAAGGCCTCCACACCGGCGGCAGCCCATGCGTTGCGCCGGACCAGATCACGGCTCTTGGCTCGGAGTTCATTCTGTGTGAAGGCCAGAGCGGCGACCGCACCAGGGTTGCCGACTTGCCAGGCGATCGCACGTCGACCGCCGCCGATACCGTCATAGGTGGGTGACGTACCGCCGAACAGGCCGCGTCGAAGTTTTCCGAACCAGCTCATCAGGTGGCCTTCCGGGTCGTGACGCGGATCTGGCGCGGAGCTCCCGGCCAGAGACCGGTGGCGACGGCGTCATCGAACAGACCGCGCTTGACCTCGCGAATGGCGGCAGCCAGCTCCTCGACGGTTCGGTATTCGATGGTCTTGTCGCCGAAGCTAACGCGGCGCTCGCCCTTGGCCAGTGCGGCTTCGAGCGCATCGAGTTGGGATTGCGTGTAGGCCATCAGCGATACACCACCAGGTTGATCTCGGTGGAGTCGGCAAACGACGTCGCCATCGTGGCGCAGGCGACATCAACGTATTCGGTGGTTTTCTGGTCGGCGGTGGCACGCGCGATGGCGATGCGTTGCGTGCCGTTGTCGGTGCTACTGCGGGCCAGCGCAATCCAGGCGTAGTTCGTGTCCGGCATCGGCTGGGTGAAATGGACGCGATAGCGACCGGTCGCCAGGCGTTCCACGCTCATCACGTTGCGAGTGCTGTGCATCACCATCTGGCTATTGACGTAGCCGAAGCTCACCCACACGCGTGCGAGACCCGGATGCGAGCCATCGATCTTGTTTTTAACTTCGATGCCAATGCGCGCGGCGAGGGATGCGATACGGTCGGAAAGCGACATCAGACCAGTGCTCCTTCGAACACCGCCACGAAGTCAGTGTCGGCGTCCCCGATAGCGCTGAGTGCAATCGCTCCGATGTTCTCGCGCGCCTGCTGTTGCTCGATCACTGTCAGCGTCTGCGCAGCATCGAAGCGCACGCGGTTGTTGACGGCGGCAAGCAGCGCATCGAGGCCGCTGGTTCCGTCCTGGAGTAACTGCTGGATCTCGACCAAGGTGTCATAGGCAGCATCGGCACCACCAAGAATCTCGGCCTTGAGGGTGTCCAGCAGCGTGACGATCTTCGACGATGAGTAGGTCGTGGTCAGCGCCACGTTGGCGTCGTCGATGCCGGTACCGCTGAGAACGGCGGACTGGAGCTCGTTGATGGCCGCCACCAGACTCGACTTGTCGGTGGTTGTCAGGCTCGCCAGCGTGCCGGTCTTGCTGTTGAGCGTGTTGAACTCCTGTGCGATGCGAATCACCAGGCTCTCGATACGGGTCTGCAAACTCATGGGATGTCCTTCTTCGTTCAGGAGAGCCAACGGCTGCGCACCAACTGGCGTGCGCGGCGACCTGGCCCAGAAGCAGCGAGGCCACCGCGTTGGGTGGCCTCGTCAGTCGTTGTCGTAGTGGTGGGGTCGGGTGGATCGTCCATCCCCAGCTGTCGCTCCAGCTCGCGCCAATGACGTTCGTCGAAGCGATCCAGTCCCGCCGCCGAAGCAGCGGCGCGTGCATAGACGTAGCAGTCCAGTGCTTCGTTGCGCTCTCGCATCTTTTGCCACTCCCGGATGGGAAAGCCATTCCGGTCGCGGCGGGTGATGAGCTGTTCTGCGCAGAGCTGCTGGATGAACTCAGCATCTACGTGGGGCAGATGGATGAATCCGGCTGGATAGATCGCGGTGATGCCGTCTTCGGCCACATCTGCCGATTTGCGCAGGTTGTTGTAGAGCTCGAGCTTGGCAATGCCGACCGCGACCGAGAACACCTTGATGCCTCGACGCAGCTTCTTGCCACCCTTCGAGATATCCACGGCGGTGGGCGTCCCGATCAGAGCTGCACCGCGCGCGACGCCTTTGACCGCCATGACACGCGGGTCCCGACTGGCCCGCACGAAGGAATAGGCCTCTTGGGTGGCAAACCCCGTGTCCACGGCAAACCGTGCCAGCGGCAGTGCCGCGCCGGATGCATGCGTCCAGTTCTCCGCGAGCAGATCCGCCAGTTGTTTCCAAACCGCGTCGCGGGCCGTATCGCCCATCAACACGCGATGCTCGACCAGCCAGGATTCCTTGCCGCGCCCGAAGGCCCAAATCGAAGCCTCGATGCGGTCCTTCTGTACATCGGCGCCACCCACCAGGAGCAGCCCACCGGGAGGGATCGATCCGACCGGGTAGTCCTCGCGTCGCTCGACAAGACGCTGCCAATCCGGTGCTTCACCTTCCTCGACCCAGGTCTCACCCAGTTCCGTGTTCTTGAACGTCTTGATGGCCGCCGCCGATCCTGACTCCTTGCTCACGGCCAGTTCCCACGCGACGGCGATTTCGCGCCAACTGCGCCAGCCCACCGGGCTGTAGAGCGACGACAAATGGAAGCCTGCGGTCTTGGCTCCGTTCTCTGGGGCCAGTGCGCGCCACTCGCCGTGTTCCAACATCCAGGTCTTGTGATGCTCCGAAATCGGTGCGTCGCAGGACTCGCAGACATAGGCGGCGCTCTCCGGCTGGCCTTTCTCCCATCGCAATTGTTCGAAGCGCAGCCACTGGCGATGCGAGCAATGCGGGCATGGCACAAAGTAGCGGCGCTGATCGGATGACTCATATTCGCGTTCGATGGCGCTCGCCCCAGAGATCGTCGGCGTCGAGACGATGAAGATCTTGCGCCGGGCAAAGGTGCGCGTGCGTGCCTCGGCCAGTGAAATCGCATCGCCTTCGCCCTCGACGTCCAGAGGATAGCCATCCACCTCATCGAGGAACAGGTATCGGACAGGCATCGACCTCAGTCCGACCGCGCTGTTGGCACCGGTCATGACCAGGACGCCACCCCGGAACTCCTTCGCGAGAATGGTGTTGCCGGAGTCCCGGCTCCTGGCCGGGGCAATCAACTCGGCCAGAACACCCGACTCCTCGATCAGGGGGTCGATCCGCTGCTTGGAGTTGCGCTTGGCCATCTCCACTGTCGGCCAGACCGCCATCATTGGACCTGGCGCGTGGTGGATCACGTAGCCGATCCAGTTCGAGCCCATCTCGGTCGCGCCAAGCTGAGCGGCCTTCATGAACACCACGCGCTCGACCGGCGAGGTCGGAGACAGGCAGTCCATGATCGCCTTCAGGTACGGCGTGCGACTGGTGCGCCAGCGTCCCGGCTCGGCGGACGCCTTGCTGGAAAGCATCCGGTGCCGATCCGACCATTCGGACACGGTCAGCAATGGGTCCGGCGTCAGTCCTTCGCGCCAAGCGCGCTCGATTTCCGCCGCGCCTTCGTAGTCCACGTCTAGCATCAGTCCACTCGAGGGCGCAGTTCGCCCAGCTCTTGCAGGTGCTCGCGCACTGCGGCCTCCAGTGCCACGTGCATGGCGTGCGGATCGACATCGAGCCTGGCAGCCATCTGCGCCGAAATGCGCGCGGGCCAGTTAAGCCACGCATCGCGCTCGGAGCGCGCCAGCTTGAACACATGCGCAATGGCCTGTGGCCGATCGACCAGCTCTCCTTTTAGGCGGGCCAGTCGCACCTTGTTGGTTTGCGCCTTGACCACTTCGTTGACCGTGCGTGCCTGCAGCAACGAAGTGCCACCAGTAGGCAAGGCAGCAGGCCCGTCGCTCGACGGTGTTCCGGTCTCCGGCACGACCACTTTGGCCGCCTTGGCACGAGTGCCTGCCTTGGGCACATCCGAGTTGCGCGCCCACTCGCGATCCGCCCGGTCGGCATCGATGGTTCCGTCAGGTTCCGGCGTGATGCGCCCGGCTCGAATCGCCTTGTGAACAGCGGTGTCGGTCACGCCGCGGTGCCGGGCGTATGCGCGTATCGAAATGCCCATGGTGAGAACCGGCGGCTCCTTCAATCATTTGATCGTCATTCCTCTGGATTGAGCTTGGCTTCCATCTGGAACAGCGCGTTCATGGCATCACCATCAACGACGCCGTCAGGAGACGCACATGACCAAGCAAACCGACAAAGCCCTGGAAAACCTGCTGCAGCAAATCGCGCTGGACCACCTGTTCATCGACACCCTGGAGACCCGCAACAGCGATCGCCTGGACTTCCACGAGGTCAGCGTCTGGGGCGTCAAGAGCGCCCTGATCGCCGCCTATGAGGCGGGCCAGCAAGCCGCCAAACAGGACTGAGAAAGAAGCAGAAGACGCTTGGCTTCACTCCCGAACAGCGCGTTCATCAGGTCACGCCATCAACCACTCCAGAGGAGCTGCACATGAACACCACCCAACTGACCCCGGCCCAGCACGCGATCCTGGCCTACGCCCTCGAACATACCGGCGGCAAGATCGACTGGTTCCCCGACAACATCAAAGGCGGCGCACGCAAGAAGGTGCTCGATGGCCTGTTCAACCGCGCCCTAATCACCACCGACGGCACCGACTGGTTTGTCGCTGCCGAGGGCTACGATGCGATGGGTCGCGCTCGACCCGTACTGGCGCCCCTGGATACCGATCCCGAGATCGAGGCCGCCGTGTCTGCAGCCGAGGCCGAGTGGGCCAAGGACGCGACCACTGAGCAGGCCAAGCCGCGCACCCGCGAGAACAGCAAGCAGGCGGAAGTCATCCGGATGCTGCAACGCCCCGAGGGCGCCACGATTGCCCAGATCTGCATGGCCACCGGCTGGCAGGCGCACACGGTGCGCGGCACCTTTGCCGGAGCCTTCAAGAAGAAGCTCGGCCTGGCCATCGTCTCGGACAAGGCCCCGGGTGGTGAGCGGATCTATCGGATTGCCTGATCAGAAAGATCGAGAAAGAGGCCAAGACACGCTTGGCTTCTCAATCGAACAGCGCGTTACTACGGGTGTCGCAACGATCACCCCAAGGAGCCAACGATGAACGCCACCAACCAAATCCCTGCCACCCAGAACGAAGAATGGGGCTTCTGGGGCACGATGAACGAGCATGCCAGCGTCGGATGGCCCCTGGCGATGGCTGCCATCTCGGACGCCACCAGCCAACCCCTCGAATCGGTTCGAGTCTTCCTTGACAGCCGCCACGGGCGCCACTTTGCCGACGACGTCGAGAACGGGCTTTACGAGGGCAAGGGCCTGGCGGACGCGATCAACGCCGCCACCCAACGCTGGATGGGCTGGACGATTGGCCGCCAGACCAGCAAGCAGTTCGGCATCCCGCGCGGCCTGCCTTACCTGACGGGCTTCGTGATTCACTGCGAGATCGTCGAGGAATCGCTGGTCGCCTGATCGAACAACACGCCATCCGACTCTCGGGTGGCCTGCTTGCCTGTCCAGTCCTGCCAGCGGCGCACGATTACATCCACGTACTTCGGATCGAGTTCGATCAGCCGCGCCAACCGCCCTGACTTCTCGGCGGCGATCAGCGTCGTGCCGGAACCGCCAAAGGGGTCGAGCACCACGTTGCCGGGTCGGCTCGAATTGCGGATCGCGCGCTCAACCAGCTCCACCGGCTTCATGGTCGGGTGCAGGTCGTTCTTCTGCGGCTTCTTGATGTGCCAGACGTCGCCCTGATCGCGGTCGCCACACCAGTGACGTTGCGCGCCTTCGGGCCAGCCGTAGAGGATCGGCTCATATTGGCGCTGGTAGTCGGCACGACCCAGCGTAAAGGTGTTCTTGGCCCAGATGATGAACGTCGACCACTTGCCACCGGCAGCACGGAATGCGGCCTGCAGCACGTCGAGTTCACTGGAGGACATCGCCACGTAGATCCCGCCCCGGCAGTGCGCAATGGTTGGCGTCAAAGCCGCCAGCAGGAAGTCGTAAAAGCCGTCACCGAGGTTGTCGTTCAGGATCGCGCGATCCTTGCCGCGCATCTTGTCCTTGGCGCTGTTGGCGTAGTTCACGTTGTACGGTGGGTCGGTGAAGACCATGTCCACCGGATCGCCGTTGAGAACCCGGTCGTAGCTTTCGGCCACGGTGGAGTCACCGCACAGCAGGCGGTGACCGCCGAGTAGCCAAACGTCACCCGGGCGTGAAATTGGCCTCTCACTGATCTCGGGCACAGCATCGTCGTCGGTTTCGCCCTCAGCATCTGGCTCGTCGCCAGCCATCAACTCGGCCAACGCGTCGGCATCGAAGCCGGTGAGCGACAGGTCAAAGTTGTCGTCCTGCAGGGCAGCGATCTCGATGCGCAGCATCGCGTCGTCCCACCCGGCGTTTTCAGCGATGCGGTTGTCCGCGATGACCAGTGCTCGGCGCTGGGTCGGCGTCAGGTGATCGAGCACGACCACCGGCACCACTTCCAATCCGAGTTTCTGTGCAGCGGCCAGCCGCCCGTGCCCGGCGACGATGACGCCATCGCTGCCTGCCAGGATCGGGTTGGTGAAGCCGAATTCGGCAATCGACGCAGCGATCTGCGCCACCTGATCGTCTGAATGGGTGCGTGCGTTGCGGGCATAGGGCAGCAGCTTGGCTGTCGGCCATTGCTCGATCTTGTCGGCAAACCAGGAGGCGGTCATTGCGCGGCCCCCATGGTGGCCAGACGTTCGTTGACCACCTCGTCGAAGGACTGGACAGTGGCCAACAGCGTGACGGGCACACCGGGGTGGTTCTGCTGGAAGCGCTTGATGGCGACGTCCACATACTCCGGCGCGATCTCGACGCTGCGACACACACGACCGGTGCGCTGTGCAGCCAGCATCGTGGTCCCGCTGCCGCCGAAGGGTTCGAACACGATGTCACCGGCCTCGGTGTAGGCCTCGATCACGAACTCTGGCAGCGCCACCGGGAATACGGCTGGGTGATCGATGTCCTGCCCGATCTTGCCCTTGTGGCGCATCACCCGGATCACCGAGTCAGGAATCCGGGTGTCCTGTGTCGGTTGGCCCTTGTGCGTCCAGCCGCCGACCTCGCCATCTTTGCCGCGCATTGCCGTGGATGAGCCATCGGCACGCAGATGTGATTCCTGGCCGGCGTGCTTGCAGGGCACGATCTTGTTCGGCTTGCGGCTCTGGCGGTTGAAGTGGAAAACGAACTCGAAGCTCGGCGCGAAGCGGCCCGCCCAGTCGCCCGGCATCCCCGGCCCCTGATCCCAGACGTACCACGCGAAGCGCCGCCAGCCTTGTGTACGCATCCAGCCGAGCCACGCGTCCCAGTACGGGATGACTTCGTTGTCACGGTGGATCAGCCCGAGGTTGACCAGCACCTGTCCGTCGTCCGCCATTGGCACCTTGGCGAACACGCCGCGCATCAGGCCATCCCAGTCGGCGATGCCGTCGGAGGTGTAGTCGCGCTGATTGCCGTAGGGCGGCGAGGTGAAGCACAGCCGTGCCAAGTCACCCTGCATCAGAGCGGCGACCACGGTCGGATCGGTGGCGTCGCCACAGATCATGCGGTGCGGCCCGATGGCCCAGACATCGCCGGTGCGGGACACTGGCACCATGGGTGCTTCCGGCACGTCGTCGGCCGCGTCCGGTGCATTGGCGTCATCGTCCTGGTCGGCATCACCGGTGACGCCGTCGTCGGCGAGCAATGCCTCGATCTCAGTCTCATCGAAGCCGGTCAGTGCAAGGTCGTACCCAGCGTCGGACAGCTCGGCCAATTCCAGCGCCAGCAGTTCCTCGTTCCAGCCCGCATCGAGCGCCAGCCGATTGTCGGAGATGACGTAGGCGCGTTTCTGTGACGGTGACAGATGAGCAAGTTCGATCACCGGGACTTCATCGAGTCCCAGCTTGCGCGCGGCGGCCATGCGGCCGTGACCGGCGATGATGCCGTTGTCACCATCCACCAGGACCGGATTCGTCCAGCCGTACTCCACGATGCTGGCGGCGATCTTGGCCACCTGCTCGTCGGTGTGCGTGCGCGGATTGCGGGCATAGGGGATCAGCGCCTCGACCTTGCGGTACTCGACGTTGAGCGTGTTCAGAATCAGTTCCTCGAAAAAAGGAAACCCGCCGACGGGAAACCGTGGGCGGGCTCGTGATACGTGCTGGATGGGCGGGTGCAAACTGCAAACCCTGCAAACCTAGGTTTGCAGTCTGACGCTAAAAAAGCGCCGCGCTCGCGCCCCCCGCATTGCTTGGTGGCCAGGAAGGACCCGTGGCAGCAGGTCGTGGCCATCGCGAGCCGGAAACGACGAAGGCCACAGACTGTGCTGTGGCCTTCAGACGTACTTCGCTCGCGAGATTAGCCGTAATACTAGCGAAAAAACCTCCAGATGTTGCACGCCGAAAAGGCGTCAAAACCCGCAGCGTTCCGCAAGATTCCGAGTGGCTTTGCAACGGTTCTCAACTACACGCAACGTCCGCGCGAATTGGCGACCGCGGCATGTCTCCTCGCGGCTTGCAGCTGCTCGACCACGATCGCCAGTGCCGCCTGCCAACGACGCCAGGCAGTGGTCCGGTCACAGGCGAAGCGGCAACAGACTTCTTTCCACGGGTACCGCTGCGCCCGCATCCAGACCAGGTGTCGCTGTTCCTCTTCCAGCCACTGGACCCACCGCATGGTCTCCAGCATCCGGTCGATGGCCGCAGGGTCGGGAGGAAAGCGGTAGACCGGCGGCTCAGCGCCGAGGTTTTCCCATGGCATGCGTTTGATCGCCGGCCAGCAGTTGAAGTACCCCTGCACGCGGACCGGAGGAAGGCGGTGGGCGGTTCGTGCGGCCTCGATGAACCGGTCGGCCACGGTCTCGATCGTCCACTCAGCCATGTCGACGCTCCTTCGCCCCGTACAGCCGATCGCCGATCCGGCGCAGCAGTTCGCGTTCGACCCAGTCGAGTCGCGCGTCGTCGGGCGAGATCACGAGGATCTGCTGGTCGCGCCAGCCCTCACGCTTGATCTGCTCCGGATCGGGGCGCGGATCGGGGTGCAGTCGAGCCAGGGCACAGCGGTAGGCGGGAGTCGGAACCTTCATCTCACACCTCCTGTGTCTCGACGGCCCAGTGCAGGAGTGCAATGGCATCGGCTTCGTTGTCGTCAGCCGGTGCGTGGCCACGCAACCGGGCGGCGCTGATCATCTGATCCTTGTTCGCGTTGCCCTTGCCGGTGGCGTGCTTCTTGATCGTGCCTACCGGAACGCCTTGGTACGGGATCTGGTGGTGCTCGCACCATGCGGTGAGGTGGGCCATGAACCCGCCGTAGGCGTGAGCTGCATCGACCCCGGCGTGGCGGCGCACCTCCTCGAAGTACACGGCGTCGATGCCGTCGCAGGACTGCTTGATCTCGGTGAGCCAGCGTTTGAATCGCAGGTAGCGCATGCCGCCACCCTCGAAGCGTTGCGGCTTGAAGGATTCCGATCCGCTGGTCACTGCGCCATCGCGGTCGCGCAGCGCCCAGCCTGTCTGGGTGCCGAGATCCAGTGCCAGGATCGAGGGCATGGATGGCCGCCGATGATCTGAGCCCGGGTGGCCGGCAAGCCCTCTACGTAGGGTGGAGGGACCCTCTGGTCCCTCTCCTACGTAGTAGGAGGGGGAGTTTTCGCCAACTGGAGAACGGGAGAAATTCCAGCAACCACGCGGGTTTGCGCCAGTTGGCAAGTTGGCAGCGTTACCAACTGCCAACTGCGGGTCATTTCCCGCATTACCCTGATTTACCTGGACTTTCAGTTGGCAGGGGTTTGCCAACTGCGGGAAGTTGGCAAGGAAATGGGTGCAGTTGGCAACGGCGCTGCCAACTGCCGATTGGGCAATGTTCATGAGGCCTCCGGGTCGTTCAGTTCGTCGTGGTAGACCCACACCTCGGGGTTCTCGACAGGCATCGAGGCGCCGGAATGCGGGCACTTGTAGTGGGTCGGGAGCACCGTGTACTCGCGCATCGGCAACTCGCCGGTGGCCGTGTCGACTTCGCCCGCTGGCATGCGCAGCACCATGCCTTCGACGCAGAGATAGCCGAACTTGGTGCGGCCGCTTGACGGCAGACCGTAGTCCGCAGCGTTGCGGAAATATTTGATGTAGCCCTGCGTCGAGAGCGCGGAGAGGCGCTCGCGGATGGTGCGCTCGCCGCCCAGCCCCGCCTTGCCCTCGAAGCTTTCTGCAAACTGGTTGGCGGTGTAGCAGCGCCCCTGGGCCGCCTCGTCGAACAGGATCTGCAGGATGGCGTCGCGCTTGCGGCGGCGCTCGGCATCCAAGCGCTCGCCGTAGTCCTTCATCACCAGCCGCTCGTTGGCATCGACCTCGCGCCACTCGCCGTTGATCTTGTCGACATGCCTTTGCGGGATACCTGCGCCGTTGCGCAGCTCAAAGATCAGCTGGCGGGTCGTTCTGGTCTCGTCGGGCCTGAACAACAACATCCCGGTCGAGTAGTAGCCGCGCAGACTTCCCGCGCCGGCCAGTGCCTGGAACGGGTCCTCCTCGAACTGCTTCTTGCCGAGCTTCTTGGTGTGGTGGGCGAGGATGACGCCGGCGTCCGGATTCACTGCCTGGCGAATGCGCTCCACCCGCTGGGACAGGAAGAACAGCATGGCGCCGTTGTCGTTCTCGCCACCGGCGTCGCCGCCATCGAACACGTTGCGGATCGGATCGATGGCGATGATGTCGGGAGGCTCGCCGCCGAAAGCCTGCGCGATCGCCGGGATCACCTGCGCCAGTCCCGCGTCATCGAGCACCAGCCGCAACTGCGGTGTGGCGACGAAGTTGGCGCGAGCATCCAAAAGCCGGTGTGATGGCAGGCGCACGTCCTTCACGCGCTCGCGCAGGTAGTGGTACTGGACTTCGGCCTGCAAATAAAACACCCGCAGCGGGCGCGGCGGCGTCATGGCGAGGAAGGTCGCGCCCGCGGCCATGTGCGTGAGCCAGGCCAGCAGGAAGTCGCTCTTGCCGACCTTGGGGGCACCACCGAATACGAGCAGGCCGCCGGGAGTGAGCACGCGGGGCGCGACGAGATCCGCTGGCGGCGGCGAGTCGTCGTCCAGCAGCATGCCCAGGGTGAAGGTCGGGAGCGTAGGGGCGGCTGTCTTCACGACCCTGCGCTCGCCCTCACGAATGAACTCGGCGCAATCGAAGCCCTCGGCCACGGCGTCGGCCGCGTCCCACTTGTCGGACTTATCGGTGGGCGGCACGAGGATGGCGACCGACGCCGCGCCCGCCGTCACGCAGGCACGGGCGGCGTTCTCCGCGTAGTCCCAGCCCGGGGCATCGCGATCCGGCCAGATCAGCACGCGCTTGCCGGCAAGCGGCGACCAGTCGGTCTTTTCGACCGGGGCCCGCGCGCCGTTCATAGCCGTGGTCGCCGTGATGCCGGCACCGATCAGGGCGGAAGCCGCCTTCTCGCCCTCGACCAGCACGACCTCGTTGACCTTGGCGACCGCCGGCAGGTTGTAGAGCGGACGCGGGTCGGGGGCGCGCCACATGCGGGCGCGCACGTCCCAGGGTCGGTATTCCTTCCCAGTGGGCGGGTCGTAGCGGTAGACGCAGGCGATGAGGCGACCGTCCGCCGTGAGGTAATCCCACTTCGCAGTGTAGGGGCCGAGCTCGTCGACCGCTGCGCTGCGGACATCCGATGGCTTCGCGCGGCCGATGGGCGGTGCGAGGCCGAGCCATCGACGGATCTCGTCTGCGAGGCGGGGAAAGTCGTGCCGGGCGGAAAGACCGCGCGAGCGCGACCATAGATCGATGACATCACCGCCTTCGTCGGAGGCGAAGTCCTTCCACAGACCGCGCCGCTCGCCCTCGATCTCGACCACCAGGCTCTTGCCGGGATTGCCGTCGACGTCGCCGACATAAAACTTGCCGCCTCGGATGCGGCCATGCGGAAACAGGTAGAGCAGCACGGCCTCTAGTCGGTCGAGTAGTCCTCGGCGCAACGCCTCGGTGTCGGAGGGCGTCTCGCCATGCTGCTCGGGGGCGTCGTTGTAATCGAGCCAAATGACGTCTGCCATCAAGCCGGTCTCCAGCAGCGGTCCTGCCAGGGACACGACTTGCACTCGAAGTGGGTCGGCGTGGTGGCGTGCCGGGGCAGCAGCTCGCCCGACTCGGTGGCGGTGATGACGCGCACGGCCCGGTCCGACATGCGCTGCGCGAGCCCGCCGTCGAACGGCACGAGCTCGAACCAGATCTCCTGACTGTCCTTGTTGATGGCGGTGAAGAGCGCGGGACTGCTCGCGATGCCCGGCACCGCGCCTTCCATGTAGGCCTGGTAGACGGCGATCTGGGCGGCATAGATCGGCTTGGCGCGGGCCACGCCCTGCTTGACGGTCTCGCGCCACGCCCGGTCGTTCATCGTCTTGCACTCCCACAGCGCGGGCCAACGCATGGAGAAGTCGACCTCAATGTCGGCAGGGCCCGCGGCCAGGATGCCGTCAACGTGTCCCTGGATGCGGCCGCCGGCGACGGAAAACCCGAACTGCCCGCCATCCGCCTTGCGCGTGTAGAGATCGAAGCCGGCCAGGCGCAGCCATCGGATCGCCAGATCCTCCAGGGCATGACCGACCTCGAACACCCGAAGCACTCGCCCGGGCAACTCGCGGCCGGGATCGACGGGGGCCTGTGCGTATTCGTATTGCAGCGCGCGCTCGCAGGTCACACCGAGCCGTGAGGCGCCGAGATACCGGCGCGGCGTTTGTGAGGTACGTTCACGCGCCAGCGCCTCGTCGATGACGGTAGCGACGCGCTCGTGGAACTTGGGGCGGTGGTTGTAATCGAGCATGGCCACCCCCTCAGAACGGCACATCGTCGGGCGTGAGCTCACGCAGGTTGTCGAAGTAGGCGGTGAGCACCACGTCGACCAGTTGCAGGACCTCCGCACGGCTGTAGTCCGACAGCGGCCGGTTCATGCCGATGGAGGCGACGTACTCGCCGAGATGCGGCAGCACGGCCTCTATCGCGGCCTTCTCGTTATGGGTGGGATCGATCACGACGCCGTCTCCCTCGTTCAGTCGTTGCAGATGGATGTCCATGCAGCGCATGGAGCAGAAGCGCCTGAACAGCCGCTTGCCTTTCGGCGTGCGCGGGCCGTTTCTCGGCGATATCCAGCAAAAGCCACGTCCCTCCCGTCCGCAGATCGCGCATATCAAGCTGCCCTCCGGTGTTCATCGTTGGCCGCCAGCACCAGGCGCTGGATGGACGACTTGTTGAACTGGAAGGCGAGCAGCGCCGATGCCTGGTAACGGGTGAGTCCGAAATCGGCGCGCACAGCCTGCGGCAGGTAGCGCAACTGCTTCTCGGTAGGCGGCTCGTTGAGCCAGCGGCGGGTCTTGTGGGCGGTGTCGAGGGACTCGTTCTCGTTCAGCCAGTCGTCCGCCTTCGCCATGCAGACGGTGCGATCACCGACCGCCAGCAGACGAGGCGGCAGATCTTTGCCGCCGCCGACCGCGTGCCAGCGGCCGTTCAGGAAGAAGACGCCGCCCCAGGCGCCGAAGCCGGTGGCCATCAAGGCGTCGTCGCAGCCGAAGAGATCGCACCAGCGGAAGTTGGAGCGCTTGAGCAGGTCGATCTCCGTCATGACGAAGTCGTCCATGGCTTCCGCCTGCTCGGCCGGATCAATGGCCCACTCGAAGCCGCACAGCGGACACTCGCGGCAGCCGAGCGGCACCATCGCCTCGCAGGAGGGGCACTCCTTGGTCGGCGCCTCGCCTTGGTGCTGGTGGCCGTCCAGGTTGGCCTCCTGCTCCAGCGAGCCGTGCATGAGCGTCGCGGTGCCGAAATCCAGAACGATGCAATCGGTCTTGACCATGCCGGGATGCTCGGCCGGATCGACGGTGCGCAGCCCCCGCCCGATCATCTGGGTCAGCGTCGACTTGTGGGAGCTCGGGCGCAGCAGCACCACGCAGGAGGTGGGCGTGTAGTCGTAGCCTTCAGTCAGCACCGCCACGTTGACGACGACCTGCGCCTCGCCGGTCTCGTATTCGGCGAGCCGCGCCTTGCGCTCGGCGTCCGACAGCTCACCGTGGATCAGTACGGCGCGGATGCCGGCGGCGAGGAAGGCGTCGGCCACGCACTGCGCGTGCGCCACGGTCGAGCAGAAGACGATGGTCTTGCGCTCACCCGCCTTCTCGCGCCAGTGACGGATCACCGCGTCGGTGATCGGCGTCCTGTTGAGGATCGCCTCGACCTCGTTCATGTCGAAATCGGTGGCGGTGCGGCGCACCTGGGCGAGGGCCGATTGCGCGCCAACATCGATGACGAAGGTGCGCGGCGGCACCAGATGGCCGGAGGCGATGAGCTCGCCCAGGGTGATCTGGTCGGCCACGTTGCTAAAGACCTCACGCAGCCCCTTGCCGTCGCTGCGTGCAGGCGTGGCAGTGGCGCCGAAGATCAGCGCCTTCGGGTTGCGCGACAGCACGCGGTCGATCACGCGTCGGTAGGACGGCGAAGCAGCGTGATGCGCCTCGTCGACCACCAACAGATCGAGCATGGGCATCGCCTCGAGATGAGTGTCGCGCGAGAGCGTCTGCACCATCGCGAAGGTGGCGCGGCCCGCCCAGGACTTCTCCCTGGCGTCGAACACCGAGGTCACGACGCCCGGATTGACCCGGCCGAACTTCGCCCGGTTCTGGGCGGTGAGCTCGTCGCGGTGGGCGAGGATGCAGGCCTTCGCGTCGAGCTCCTCCAGCACGCCGCCGGCGACCGCCGACAGCATGATGGTCTTGCCCGAACCGGTGGGACCGATGGCCAGGGTGTTGCCGTGCTGGCGCAGCGCCGCGAGCGAGCGCTCCACCAGCAGGGCCTGGCGGGGACGAAGCATCATGACGGCGGCCCCCTTACTGCGCCCAACTCGGACGGCCCGTGACCGGAGCGCGACCGGTGGCCTGGGCATAGGCGTTCGGCGTCGCGGGCGCCGGGGCGGACGGGCGCGCGTTGCCCATCAGCGCGGCGTAGTCCTTGTGGTCGGGCTGGATCGCCTGCTTGATGACAGCCTTGTCCTGGCCGTTCTGGTCCTTCTCCCAGTCGACCTTGCCGAGGAACTCGATGCCGTCGAGGTCGGCGAAGCCGGCGATGCGCCGGGCATTCTGGGCCTGGGGACTCGCGTCGCCCGGATGGACGCCGCGGGCGGAGTTCAGGATCGCCTTGACGAACGCGCGACCCATGTTGGCCCACTCGGGGCCCTTCGGGCTGTAGAGGCCGATCAGCGACCACATCTTGCGGCGGGCGTACTCGCCCTCCATCACCACGAATTCGCAGTTGAGGTACACCGAGCCGGTGTTGTCATTGCGGGTGGCGTAGCCGCCCGTCCAGCCCTGGCTCGCATCGTCGAAACCGCCCGGGCGGACGGTCATGCGCACGCGCACCAGCGTGCCCTTGGGGATCAGGTCGAAAGAGGATTGCTCGTTGGCATCGTTGAAATCGAAATAGCTCATGGTCATAGCTCCTTATTGCTGTACGGGTTCGGAAGGCGCTGGACGCGCGAAGTCGAGGCGTTCGTGGGCAGGGCGGGCCGGGCCGGCGATCTTGGCCATCAGTCGGCCGAGGTGCGGCTCCTCGATCTGGTCGAGGCGGCCGGAGCGATCCTTGGCGGGGTAGCCCCACGGGTTGAGCGTGTGGCAGACGAAGGCACGGTAGGCGCTGCCGTCGTCGGCCTTGAGCTCGGCCAGCGTCACCACCTCGTCGACGATGCCCGGCAGCTCGAGCCCGGTCTTGGAGCCGTCGATCTGCAGTTGGAAGACGCGGCGATTGAAATCGTCCAAGCGCTCGTCGAGGATGCCGACGAACCACACGTTCTTGCCGCGCGTGTGCTGCAGGTGGGTGAGCCAGGCGATCATCTCCTGACCCATCAGGCCGTAGGCGCCGCGGGTGTCCGGTTTGCCGGTCTTCTCGGAGTAGGCCTGCGGCTGACCCTTGCACCATTGCAGGCACAGACGCCCGGCGACGGTGATCGAGTCGACGAACACGGTGTCGTAGCGGTCGAGCGCGGACGGGTCGCCGAAGCGCGCGCAGACCGCGTCGAAGTGGGACTGGCTGAAGGGTTGGTCGTCGCGTAGCGCCGGATTCGGGCCGCCGATGAACACCGCGAAGTCGCGGCACTCCTGCCAGGTGCGCGGCCGGATCGTGTCGCCGGCCCAGCCCTCGACGGCGAGGTCGCCGGCCTCGAGGTCGAAGAACAGGGTCGCCTCGGGCGCCAGGGTCCAGAGCTGCGAGGTCTTGCCGATGCCGCTCTTGCCGACCAGCACGCCTTTCACGCCGCGCTTTTCCGCCAAGCGCTGGTCGGCGGAGATGATGGGGAGGCTCATGAGCGGCCCTCCTGCGCAAAGGCCTCTCCGATGCATTGCGCGCCCAGCGCGCCACGTTTCCGGGCGACGTCGTAAAGCTCGCGCAGGGCGTTCATGCGGCGGCTGATGGGCCGGACTTCACTTTCCAGGGCGATGACGGCGAAGGCGATCTGGTCCAGGGTGGCATCCTCGATGGCCACCTCGGCACCATTCGCCGGGATTGATTCCGGCAAGGACTCCAGCAGATAGGGGTACTTGGTTTTCAGCTTGTCGAGCAGGGTGCGTTTCTTGAACATGGCGGTCACTCCTCAAGCAGTGCGAGACGGAAACCGGGTTTGCCGGTCTTGAGCGTGCGGGCGGGGGCGAAGGCGCTCTTCAGCGACTCGGGCCAGGCGTTGAACTTGGTCTCGGAGACGCGATAGGCGACGTCGACGTACTCGGCCGGGTTATCACCGCTGTCCGCAATGCGGCGCACGATGTCGGCGAGCCGCTGCTGATCCCACTCGACCCGCTTGGGAAGGTCGGCGGTGACGCGCACGCGGTCGTCGTCGAAATGCACGACGCCGGTATCCTTGCCGGCGGCGAGACGCAGGGCGTGGGCGCGGTCGGCGTATTTCAGTTCCAGCGCGCGGTCGATGTGCTCGACGATCGCCTTGGCGGCGGAGAGCAGGTCGGTGGCATCGCTCTTGAGCTGGAACAGCGCATCGCTCTGCAGCGCCGCGAGTTCGCCGGCCGGGGTGGCGAGCACCTGGTCGGGGCTGAGGCGGTTCATGCGACACCTCCCGCGCTGGCGCGCTCGGAGGTGCTCTTGCGCAGGCAGTCCGCTTCGTAGGACTCGACGTCCTCGACGCGATAGAGCACGCGCCCCTGGATTTTCAGAAAAACCGGCCCGATTCCTTCGGAGCGCCAGCGTTCCAAGGTGGCTTCGCTGACGCCCCAACGGTCGGCCAGTTGCCGTTGGTTGAGGTGTTTGATACTCACGTTTTTCTCCTTTCGGGTGGTTGCGAAAACGTGAGGCCAGTGTCGGATTCATGATGTGCGGGCGTCCGCCACCGCCATGTACGGGCCGATGTACGGGCACAGCTGATACGGGGTAATGCCAAGCTCCAGAAGCAAAAAACCGCCTGGAGGCGGTTGTGCGGATCATTGACGGCAGCCGGTTGGCGTCAGTCGAGACGGAACCCGTACTTGCCCTTCTCGGGATTGGAGATGTAGTCGTCCAACTCGGTGTTGCCGCTGAAGAGGTTCTGCATGCGCTGGCTGCGCGCGGTCGGCTTGTCGGGGTAAGCGGCGGCCAGTATTTCCCCGGCCGGGAGCAACCAACGGTTGTTCAGGGCCTGCTCGTACATATACCGAACCGCTGCTGCTTGACGCTCGCCCTTGATCACCCAGGGCTTGTTGCTCTTGCTGCGAATGGTGAGCGTGTTGGTGTACGCGTCGAAATGCACCGGCAGGACCGGGCGAAGCGTCCCGTCGGCGGGCGCCGCCAGGATACGGTGAAGTAAGTCCATGTCCAGGGTGGGGGTCGTCACGTAATCGACGAGCACGTCGCGCAAAGCGGCGAAGCGGTAGTTCTTGGGTGGGCGGACGAATTCGGGCAAGGGGCGGCCCGATGTCAGGATCAGCCCCTGATCCGGCAGTGTCGGTGCATGGAAATGCCGGAAGACGTCCTCCACCGACTGCGCGAGGCCACGCACGAACCAAACGTCCGTATGCGCCGGGCCGATCCGTGCCTTGCCCAGATTCCACAGGATGCCGTTGATCGTGGGCGCATCGATCCCTTTGCGCAGGGCTTGTGGGATCGCGAGCAGTTCGGCGACGGTGCCAAGAAACGCAGCAGGTCGAACGGCATAGACTCCTGCCTCCGCGGCCGCGACATACTTCAGCCGGAAGGTTTCCGGGCATCGATACCGATACCGGGAGGGATCGTCGTCGTCTTCGAGATTGACGGAAACGCGCTCATCGCCGCAGGGCGCGGGAAAGGAACCGGCATAGCCGACGCAATCGACCCATCCCTCCATCGCATCGGGCGCCAGGGACGTCATGCGCGCGGCAGCCCAGCCGGGAACGCCGCAAATGCGCTGCCCTTCGATGTCTGTGAGCGGCTGGCGGGAGCGCTCGAACAGATCGGTCAGCTCAAGCAGCGACTTCGTCGAAAGGGGCTGCGACGACAACACCGATCTCCTTGATGAGTTTCCATTTGGCGAGCAGCCGGTCGCACAGGGCGCGATCCTTTTCTCGCTTGGTTTTGATGTTGCACTTGTTGTCTTCGCGCAGGATGACCGAGATCGTTCGCGCCCGCTCCTTGCCGACCTTTTTCAGGCGGATCGAGAGCCTGGCGTAGTTCAGACGGTGGTGGCGGAAATCGAACGACGGGCCGACCAGCGATTTGGCTGCCGCATGGATTCCGTCCGGATCCTTGGCTCCGACCTTGACGACGAGCGAGCGGCTGCCCGCATCGGAATAGCCAAGCTCGGCCACCATCACAGAGCTAACGTTCTCACCCGACAGGTCGAAGTGGCGGGGGGCCGCGAGACTCTGGTAGTCGTACTGCTTGAGCGGAATCTTCTCTCCCGAGAACGGAGACTGCAGCAGGCAATCGGCGGCGATGCGGGCCAGTGCCTCACGGCCGTCGGTCTCCTTCGACAGCACCTCTAGATGGCCGTTGGCCGGCTCGTAGGTGATGTGCGAGGACACCGCGCGGATCACCTCCTGGGCCACCAGTTCGCTGGCCTGCACACAGTCGATGATCTCCGGCGGTCGATTGTGGTGGACGCTGATCTGGTAGAGGTCGACGTCGTCACCGGTCTGCGTGTTCGGGCGCAGGCGTTTGAAGATCTGAACGGCGACATCGTCCTTGGCGCAACCCAGCTGCTGGGCGACGCTCTCGTGGAAAGACGCCTTCGCCTTCTCGTCGGCGGCCATGGTGAGGTTCGTCGGGGCGACGAAGCCCGAATAGCACGAAACGCTTTGCCGGAATATATCGGCCTGCCGGGCATCCAATGCCTCCTTGAAAATTACTTCGGCATTGCCGTACAGCCACAGGGCCCGCTCGTACTGGTCGCGCAAAGCGTCGAAGGTGGCCCGATCCTCATCGTCGAAGATGTCGGCCCGGAATCCGTCGACCACATCCTGGCCCGCCCCGTCGGTCAGCAGGATGATTTTCTCGGCCACCTCTTCGATCTTCTGCCGCTCCGACACGGACAAGGCCGACAGTACCGCCGCCATGGCTTCGCGCTGTTCGGTCTTCGTCTGCTTCTTTTCGGAGGCCGGCATGGCGACCCCGAATTCGTCTGCCATGAAGGTGCGAAACAGCTCAGGCTTGAGGTGCCCGAGCAACTTGGCGAGGTTTTCTGCGTCGTTCATTCGTTCTTGTCTCCCATAGATTCCTTTGCGCGCGGCGATGCCGGCCGCTCACCCTTGTTTCGCGGTCAAGATGGCCAGCCGCTTGTTGATCTCGGCGTGCGGCAGGCGTGTTCGCGGATCGTCCAGCATGCCGCGTAGCACCTTCGCGAGCGTTGGCTTGCGCACGATGCGGTGCTCGGCGAACCGGTCGATGATCCACAGAACACCGTGCACCTCGACATCCTCCTCGTCAGCAAGGGTGCGCATACGCTTGTCGCCGGTGAGCAGTGGCCAGTCGTTGATTACCGCTAGGGTGACGGCAAGGCAGTCGTGGATGGTGAGTTTTGGCTTGGCCGTCTGATATGCGACCGCACGCGCCATGCCTTCCGCATCCAGGGATTCGACCCGCAGACCCAGTTCCATGAGTTGCCCGCGGTCGACCTCACCGAGATCGATGAGCTCGTCCTCGAACAGGGCGTCTGGGACCGCGAACTCGAAGGGCAACTCGAAGAGCGCGTCGAGCAGCGACCATTTTGCAAGCTCGATCAGAATGGAGGCATCGCTTACCAATACCAGCACGATGGATCACTCCGCAGGCCCCGACATGATGCGGCTCACCTCGCTCGTGGTCTTGCGCAGAAGTTCTGCGGCTTTGGGAAGTGAGATGACATCTTCTGCCAGGGCGCGAAGCACTAGGCGCTGGAAACGCTTGGGTTCCTCGTTTTCCGGTAATGGATCGGGTTCCGCCTTCCGCCAGGTTCGGCCGATGCCGCGAAACACAGTCTGCAGCGTGCCCTCAGTAATGACGCCGAGGTCGCGCAGGCGGACGATCAGCGCGGCGGCACTGACGCCGTACATGCGCTTGATCTGCATGAGTTCGGCGTAACCGAAGGCGTGGCGGCGTTGCCCGACCTCGAACAGCAGGTCTTCGCGCGGCATCAGCAGGGCGCTGGCGAAACGCTGACAGGCCTTCTCCTCGTCCAGGTCACCCTCGATCGCCATGACCATGTGGCCGAGCTCATGGGCCAGGGTGAATCGCCGGCGTTCCACCGATTTCGACACCGAACCCACGATGACCGGAACTTTCTCCTTGTTCGGTCGCGCCACCCGGCAGGTCAGCCCGTCGACCGACAGCGGGAAGTCGAGCTTGAGCACCTTGATGCCGTGCTCTTCGAGCAGCTCGGTCATGTTCTGGATGGCGTCGCCACCCAGATTCCATGCCTTGCGTACCCGTTCGGCCGCGTTTTCCGCGTCGTCGAGGGTGGCGACTTCGAAGGGCGCCCCCTTGGGCTTATCCCATTCGTGACTGCCGATCTCCAGCACGTCTTCGACGAGCAGGTAGCGGTCGAGATGATCGATGACGGCCGCTTCGACCATGGCGCGTTCCTGGGCGCGGGTCGTCGCCGTCTTGCGGAATTCCACCCCTTCGAGGTGAATCTCGGAGGGGTTGAACAGGTAGCTCAGTTGAACGCCGAGAGCCTTGGCGAGCTTGAGGGCGGTGCTCGACCCGGGCAGCATCTCGCCGCGTTCGTAGCGGCCGATTGCCTGGGCGCTGACTGCGTGGTCGACCGCTTCCGCCAGCCCCCGCAGGGACAGGCCGGCGCGCTTGCGGGCCAACTTCAATCTTTCACCGAACATTTTGGGCATCCTCTTTGTTTACATTTTACGGACATACCGTATTTTTGTAAACAACGCTGATCGTATCGCCCTCCTGACGGCTACCCCGTTGGCATCGACCCGCATCCTTCCGCACCGGCCCGAAGCTCCCTGATGGCCACGGTAGCGGCCTGACCGGACAATCTCGTCATCAAGCGAGTTGGACGTTCAGGACCGATACCGATGTGCACGATCAACCACCTACCACCCGAGCGGATGACGCCGGAACAGCGTCGGCGCGAAGTCGCGTCCTTGCTGGCGCACGGCCTCGTCCGACTGCGCGACACCGAGCTCGCTCAGTCCGCGGGCGACTGCGCAGAGAGCGAGTTTGAGCTTGGCTTCTCCGGCCACCAGCGCCTTCATACCCACCGCGTCAACAACATGCACGAGGAGGCTCCATGAAGGCTTACACCGTCCCACCCACCCCGCCGAGCGTCGTCGCCCAGATCGCCGGGCTGCCAGATCTCTCCATGGATGAGATCAAGGCGCTCTGGCGTCGGCTGTTCGGCAACGACAACCCCACGCCCAATCGCCAGTTCATGGAGCGGCGGATCGCCTACAAGCTGCAAGAGATCGAGTTCCGCAAGGTCGATCCCAACCTGCTGGAGCGCAACAAGCGGCGCATCAAGGCCCTGCTGGAGACCGGCAAGGCGCGCAAGCTCGATCGCGACATCCGGCTGGTGCCCGGCACCGTGCTCACCCGGGAGTATCAGGGGATCGAGCACCGGGTGACGGTCGCCCAGGACGGACAGTATGAGTTCGAGGGCAGGCGCTACCCGAGCCTGTCCATGATCGCCCGCGAGATCACCGGCACCCGCTGGTCCGGGCCGCTTTTCTTCG